TCTACGGAGTACGACGCCAGTAACAGTTGGAACCAGAACTTCAACAATGGGAACCAGAACAACAACAATAAGGACAATACAAACCGTGTCCGCGCGGTTTGGAGATAGCCAAATTGTTCACGGCTGAAGAAGTTTTCCAAGCCTATTACGACTGTAGGCAGAACAAAAGGAACTCTCAAAGTCAGATTGATTTTGAGATGAACATGGAAAGGAACCTAGTCCGACTAACAAATGAGCTTAATTCAGGTGATTACAGGATAGGGCGCTCGATAGTTTTCGTCATTACATACCCGAAATGTAGGGAAGTCTGGGCGGCACAATTTAGAGACAGGGTGGTTCACCATGTTCTTTACAACAGAATATCTGACTTCTTTCACAGAAGATTTATCAATGACAGTTACGCTTGCATACCCGGTAGAGGAAATCTTTACGGCGCTAGTAGACTAGAAAAGTATATGCTATCTGTCAGTGAGAACTACCAGAAAAAATCATATTTTTTGCAAGCTGACCTAAAGAACTTCTTTGTCACTATTGATAAAAACATTCTTCTCAACATAATTAATCGTTATCCATTGGAAGAAGAGACTTTCGATCTTCTGAGATACATCTTGTTCCATGATGCAACAAGAGACCCGATACTTAACTGCTCAAAAGAAAAGTTTAATTTAGTGCCACATCACAAAAGGCTTGGTGGAACAGGCGATACGGGTCTTCCAATAGGCAACTTGTCAAGTCAGTTCTTTGCTAACATCTATCTTAATGAACTAGATCAGTATGTTAAGAGAGTGCTGGGTGTCAAGGCATACGGAAGATACGTTGATGATCTTTATATGATAAGCCAAGATATGCAGTTTTTAAACGATTGCTTTTATAAAATGCAACACTTTGTCAAAGATCACCTAGCAATTGAGTTTCATCCTAATAAGACCTCCAGAAATACTTTAGACAAAGGCGTCAACTTTTGCGGATATGTAGTAAAGCCTTACAGGAAGTATGTCAGGAGGCGCTCAACAAATGCTATGATAAACGTAGCTCAATCTAAGCAAAAGATTGAAGATTTTGACAAGTGGAAAGAAAGGATTAATAGTTACTTGTCTTTATGCAGACATGCCAGCACTTACAAACTAAGAAAGCAAATTGCTATTTATAGTGGAGCGGCTTTCAACGGCAAACTTGAGTACGTAAAAAGGGCTTAATATGAAATACATTAAAGGACACTACGTCGATAGCAAAACAGGAAAATCTGCTGCTGACTTTCCTATGACTAGCGGCCCGGCGCTTCCTTCTGACAGCATTACCGTGGACGTTGTTGACCGTCGTCCGTCTCCAGCTCTGGTAGTTGGTGTGATGCCTGATGGCGAAGAAGTGCCTAGCAGCTTTGAGGAGATTACTCAGGCTGAACACGCTGAACTCGTTAAGTCATTCAACGATTGGCGAGAACAGTACGCAGCGGATCAGTTAGCGAAGGCTCGTGATCGCGCAAAACTGTCTCGGGCGGAGTTCAAACTTGCACTACTAGAGCGAGGAGAACTTGATGCTGTGAAGGCGGCAATGTCCGACCCTAGTGCCGAACCTCGCGCTGTTATTCTGTGGGAAGATGCCAATGAGTTTCGCCGAACTAACAAGGACTTGCTTGCACTAGCATCAGACTTAGGCTACACCGAGGAGCAACTAGATGACATCTTTGGAATCAACAGTTGAACCCGCTGATTCTCCCTTTGGCTCGGAGGTTTCCTCGCCCTCCGTCGATTCTATCGAATCTCCTTGCATCGACGTGTGTGAGTTAGACAGCGACTTTGTTTGTATCGGGTGTGGCAGGACGATAGACGAAGTGCTGAAGTGGCCTGAATACACAGACAAGCAGAAGAAAGCCGTCTTAGACCGACTCTTTGGAGAGGATTAAATGGAGCCAACGCTAATCATCAACGTCCTGCTCTCCGTTGTCCTTATGGGTATGGGGTGGTGGATGAATACGATCTGGCAAGCGGTCAAGCGTCTCCAATCGGATATGGCGGATATGGAGCGCCACGCTACCGAGACGTATGTTCGTCGTGATGATTACCGGGATGACATGCAGGAAGTCAAGGCGCTGATCCGACAGATTCTTGCTAAACTAGACGATAAGGCAGATAGATAATGAGTAAGTTAAAGACAGACCTGATGCCAGTAGTCCTAGCCTTTCTGTTCACACTCAGCGGGTGTGCAGCGGTAGACTACGCCAAGCAAAACCCAGAGCAGACATCTATGGCCGTCAAGGCAGGCACTCTGGCCTTTATTGAGCAGGTGGAGCCAGTCAGCAGCCGGGTTGATCGCGCCAAGGAAGTGATCGTGGTTGTAGAGATGGTTTTAGACCAGATGGACAGTTCGACCTCAGCTACCGTGTCGAGCTTGTCCAGTGAAGTCCGCTCAGAGATTGACTGGAACAGCATGGATGCCTATGAGCGCCTGCTTCTGGACTCTCTAATTGCCTCTGTAGAGCGTAGACTAGAGGATCGTATCGGCAGCGGTATTCTGGGCGAGGATGAGCGCCTGATTGTAAAATCAGTCTTAGAGTGGGCCAAGGATGCCGCAGATATGTATGCAGAGGGTGAATCGTGATGTTTAAGGGCAATCTACACCTGAAGTACAATCACAAGGACAAGCGGTGGGTAACCACCAAAGAGTTTCAGTACGAAACTGATAGTGGGAGAGTCGTGCGAGTCCCCAAGGGCTACAGCACAGACCTTGACTCTGTTCCTCGCATTCCAATCGCTTACGCTTGGTTAAAGGGACGTGCTACTAAGTCGGCTGTCATCCACGATTGGCTGTATTACAACAAGTATGACCGCAAGGAAGCGGACAAGATTTTCCTTGAGGCTATGAAAGATGAAGGCGTTCCCGCCTGGCGTCGGTGGCCCATCTACTCGGCTGTCCGCGCCTTTGGGTGGCTCGCCTACAAGTAGGCTACGCTGGCTCGCCTACCGATAAACAAAAAGAAAGGGGCCGAAGCCCCTCACACCATTAACCCGTCATCTTGCTACAAACCCTTGTAGCTTGCGGCGGGTTTTCTTTTGTCTAAATATACTCTTTGATTGCTTTGTATGTCTGGTACTGGTTTACCTCTAGCATGGATAGTGCGTTGTCAAAGTTCTGGTTTGTCTCTGCCAAAAGCCTGGCATTCTCAATAGCCCGAGTCTTAGTCTGCCGAGCGTATCGACTGTTTAGAAGCTCATAGGCAGCGATGGTTGGCTCTTCGTTGTCGATGGCCTCTAACATTCCACTAAACGTCATCAGGCCCGCGATACCGATGTTAAAACCTAAATCAATCAGGACAGTCTGCTGATCTTTGCTGCACTGGGGCCACATAGCAAGTGTGGCGTTAAGTTCGTCGGCCACCTTCTCCAAGTCGGCCCTCATCAGACGCTCTGCCCAGTCCTCAGCATCCTTCTTTGACTTCCAGTTGACTCGGTTGAACAGAGCACGAACCTCATTGACTGTCAGTGGATTGTCCTCGATGTTACGCCCATAGCCGATAGTCACCTTGCCAACAGTGTCAAAGTAAGGCTTGTCTCGGAACCCTTCGTGCTTCTTGACACGCTCAATCATCTTATCAGTGATCGTCATCTCTTTGTTGCTCCTGTTTGCTTTCACATTGTCTGTCTCTTCTGATTTTGTGTCTGAGGTGTTGCATGCTTGATATGGTGAAGGGTAATCATTGAGTTCAAGCCGTCGGCAATCTCTGGGCACTGTGTCATAATCATCAAAATTGATTCTTTTGCTTTTGCTCCACATGAATGTGTCTTCTGTGTGCAGATTGGCCATTAATCATACTCCTGTGCTCCCGAAGCCACGCACATTCCTGTGTGTTCTGCCTAGCTCACTGACTACTTGTAGCTGCGGTGCCTCGTGTCGCTGCACGACCAACTGAGCGATCCGCATGCCGATGTCTGCCTCAAAAGCATCAGTGCCGTGGTTTGCTAAAACAACAGCAATACCGCCCCGGTAGTCAGAGTCTACCACACCAGCCAAGACATCAATGCCGTGCTTAACAGACAGACCACTACGAGGCCAGATAAGCCCTACATGGTCAGCGGGTATGGCAACTGCAATTCCTGTCTCCACAGCCAGCCACTTGCCCGGTTGGACAGTGACATTCTCAGCAGAGTACAAGTCCCACCCAGCAGCTCCGGGTGTGGCCTTTGTTGGAACTGTGGCCTCTGGAAGTAACAATTTTACATCTAGCATATTAAGCCTCTGACCCGATGCCTAGTGAGAAAGTTTTAGTGCCTAGAGAAGCACTGATCTCCAGCCCATTGCTCCCTGCCTGTACCAAAACAGTGTAGTGGTTGGGCAGCGATGGCGTGGATGATGCTTCTCCTGCAAACAGAGACCGCCCATTCTTTAGCTCTAGCAGCCTAAAGCCTTTATTCCACAAGAAACTATTTTTGTCTGATACGTCTTTCCAAGTCTGTAACCAGTTCATAATCCCATCAAACCTCTTAGTCCGTGGTTAGCGATGGCGTTGGTTATGATAGCTAGGCAGGTAAGGAAGTGGAGGATGATCCACGCTGTGCGGATCAGAGCCACCACATCTGCCTTGCGGCTATCAGAGTATGCTTTGGTGCCAATCGCCTTACACCAATACTCCCAAGCCTTTTTCATTCTACGTCACTTCACACCCATCTGCGCCACAGGCAATCTCTCCTGTTAAGTCTGTATTATCCTCTGTCTCCTTAACCTGTGTCAAGTCGATCTCGTCAAGCGCAGACTCCATGATCTCGTACTGCTCCTTGGTGATGTCCTCGAAAGGTGCCTGCTTGTAGGTGCCACCCATGTAAGGCAGAACAGAGATACCGTTAAAGTGATTGCGGTTCTTCCACATCCACTCACCAACCTTCTCCCACTCGTCATCCTTAACTGAGACAGTCACAGAGACGTTGTGAGCGTTCTGTCCGTCGCGGTGGCCTGTCCGCACCCACTCAGCGTTAAAACGAGACACACGGCTTAACAAGTCCATTGGGCTTTCGTGCCGAAGGATAGCGCCTTCCGGGGCTGCCTGTGGAATCTCGATTACAGCCTGATCGTTAGGACGGAAATACTCATCCTCAACCAGAGCAGGGTGATTCTCTGCGAGATAAGTGTAGATTGCTTCATCCTTACCAACCCGCATCCGACGAATGTAGAAGTCGTTGTGCCAAGCATGGATGCCTGAGCTAGAGCCTAGCACAAGACTGCTGGTGCCTGAGGGCTTGATCGTCGTGGTACGCGCTGCCTCATTGATGCCTAGCTTCTTAGCAACACGAGCATTCTCGTCTAGCACAGCCTGAGTCGCTTCCTCTAAGTCAAGGTCAAGCACTGCACCTGAGGCAATACCTGTCATGCCCACACCAATCAAAGCATCTTTCTCAGTGGTGTCGCGCCACACATCTCGCAGGTAGTGAAAGTCAGTGTAACCAGCCTGTAGAGTGCCGATAAATGCAGCCGCAGCAGCTCGCTCGTTCAGGTCCTGCTGGTCTTTTACATTGCTAACATTTAGCTCACAAAGGTTGCAGAATTGATAGGGACGTAAACCGATCTCTGCACAGGGGTTCGTGCCCCAGTCCTTGTCGTTGCTGAACAGTACACCCGGTTCACCAGACTCAGACGCTACGATCTTGTCCCATAGATCATCGAAGTCTCGCCGCTTTACCTTGTGGCGCAGGATAACCGCGCTGTTGTTTGCTCGACCTCGGTGAGGGTTTGTCTCCCACCAAGCCCCGTGTTTGGCAGTCAGCATCTCTTCATCGTCCATGCTAAACAGACTAATCAGAGCAGCACGGCGAATACCACCAGCAAGCACAGCATCAGCGATGTAACACATGATGTCGTGTACCTGAATCGGCTGTAGCTGCA